ACATAAAGGATATTGTACTCCAATGAGTAAAAAAACTTGTACACCTAAAAGAAAGGCTCTAGCTAGAACATTTAAAAAAATGGGTAAAGCGAGAAAGGGTTAATTGCCATTTAAATCAGAAAAACAAAGAAGATATCTCTGGAAGAAAGAACCGGCGATAGCTAGAAAGTGGACAAAGAAATACGGAAGTAAAGCAGTTAAAAAAGTAAAAAGGAGAAAAAAATAATGGAAGACTATATATTTGTAGATAAGATTAGACGAATTATTAAAATGCGTCACGATGATGTTGTCGCGGCCCTGGTATCAGGTGGTGTTGACAATATGGAAAAATATCAGTATATGTTAGGACAGATACGAACATATCAGTATCTGAGTCAGGAAATATCCACCCTGCTTGAAAAAAAGGAGCAAAAGAACAGTGACGGAACAGTTATCAGTATCAAACCAAAAGGAAGTCCCAAAACATAAAGAGGCACTTCAAGAAAAATATAATCAAGAACCTAACAAAGAAATAACATTAGAATCTACTAAATTACCCAAACCTACGGGTTGGAGACTTTTAGTTTTACCTTTCAAAATGAAAGAGAAAACCAAAGGTGGTATTCTTATAACGGATGACGTTATAGAACGTTCACAAGTCGCATCAACGTGTGGACTCGTTTTAGAAGTAGGACCGGATGCATATAGAGATAAAAAAAGATTTCCTGAAGGACCTTGGTGTAAAAAAGGAACTTGGGTTATTTTTGCTCGATACGCCGGATCTAGAATGAAAATAGATGGGGGTGAAGTTAGACTTTTGAATGATGATGAAGTTCTAGCAACCGTGGAAAACCCTGAAGATATATTCCACGAAATTTAATCATAGGGAGGAACTATGCCACGAGCACTAGACAAAGGAGACGAAGAAAAAACAGATAATCTAATTGATGTCGGTGATGCTGATGAAAAAGCAACCGAAGTTGATATAGATAAAAAAGCTGAAGGAGGAGAAGTCAAAGATGAAAAAACTACTCAAGACAGTGATAAGTCCGATGACACATCTGAGAAATTGGATGAGTCAGTGGATGTTCGAGATAGTAAGGACGACCAAGACCAAGCTAAAAAGGAAGAAGTAGAAGAACCAAAGACAGAACAAAAGAAAGAGATGGAAGAGTATAGTGAGGGCGTTCAAAAACGTATCGCTAAACTTACCAGAAAAATGCGTGAAGCAGAGAGACAAAAAGAAGAAGCTGTTTCTTATGCTAAACGTGTGATGAGAGAACGAGATGAGTTAACTCATACGGCTGTTACTTTAGATAGAGATTATGCCGTGGAAATGGAAAATAGAATCAAATCATCTTTAGCAGCGGCTCAAGCTAAATTAGGTGCTTCTAGAGAAGCGGACGATAAAAAAGCTGAAGTCGAGGCTTTAACGGCTATCTCACAATTAGGATATGAGCAGGGTAAACTGGCCGAAATCAAAAGCAGACAAAAAATGGAAGAAACTGCTAGTGAAGCTAGAAGAAAACAAGGGCCTGCAGCTCAATATCCAACTCAACCAACGCCGCCACCAGACCCAAAAGCAGAGGATTGGGCGGAAAAAAATGAATGGTTTGGCAAAGATAATGCCATGACCTACACAGCTTTTGATCTACATAGAAAGCTTACTGAAGAAGAAGGATATGATCCAAAGTCAAATTCTTATTATGAGGAGATTGATAAAAGAATAAAGCTTGAATTCCCCCATAAATTTGGTAAGGTAGAACAACAGATTAGTAAACCTACACAAAACGTTGCTTCTGCAACGCGTAGTTCAAAGACTAGTCGCAAAACTGTGAAACTCACATCCTCACAGGTAGCAATCGCTAAAAAATTGCGTGTGCCACTAGAAGAGTATGCAAGACAATTAAGACTCACGGAGGGAGAATAGCATATGAAAAAAGAAGAAAATAAAACTTCCCGTGCGAGCCAAACTAGAGAAAAAAAATTACGTAAAAAAGTTTGGACTCCACCATCGTACTTAGATACGCCCAACGCGCCAGCGGGATTCAGACACAGATGGGTCAGGGTAGAAATCTTAGGGTACGTCGACACGAAAAACATACAAGGACGCTTAAGGTCCGGATATGAATTAGTAAGAGCCGACGAATATCCAGAAGATGACTACGCAACAATGCCGGACGGCAAGTACAAAGGGGTTATCGGGCACGGAGGCCTTGTGCTAACAAGGGTACCTGAAGAAATCGCGCGACAACGTTCAGACTATTTTAAAAGATTATCAACTGAACAGATTGAAGCAGTAGATGAACGATTACGACAGGAACAGCATAAGCGCATGCCGATCGAGATAGATCGACAGACTCGCACAACCTTCGGTGGAAGAAAACGTTAATTTTTTAACAATTCCAACGAAATTTTATAAACCGTGACTGGAGGTCCTTAACGGGACAGGTCACATAAGGAGAACCAAACATGGCAAATCAAGACGCTCCATTTGGCTTTAGAGCTATTGGCGGCATGGGATCAAGCTATGAAACACAAGGTACATCAAAGTATCAAATCAATGACAACTGGACTAATTCGATTTTTCAAAACGTTCTAGTTGGAATGGGTGATGGTACTGTAACGGACAGAGCAGGAACTACAACTGTAGCAGGTTATATTTTCGGTTCAATTGCCGCTAGTACGATTAACTTTGGTGTTTTCAATGGCTGTTTCTATATCGATCCAACCACTTCTAAACCAACATGGAAAAACTACTATCCAGCCCTGACGAATATCACGACTGGAACAATAGACGCGTATTGTTATGATAATCCACAACAATTGTATGTGGTACAAACCGCTGGTACTTTGACTCAAGCAGACGCAGGAAGTCTAATTGATAATAATACCTACGTTGCAGGTTCAACTATAAATGGACAATCAAAATTGGAGATTGCGACATCTTCAAAATTCACCACTGGTCAGTGGAGAATACTCCGTTTATCGGAAGATCCAAGCAACAGCGATACAGGTTCGGCAAATAGTAACTGGGTTGTTAGATTGAATGAATCAATCTACTATAATTCAGCTATACTATCTTAATAGGAGCATAGAAAAAAATGGCTATATCACGTAATCAGCTAGTTAAAGAACTAGAGCCAGGTTTGAATGCACTATTCGGCCTGGAATATAAACAATACGAAAATCAGTCGGCTGAAATATACACGACTGAATCATCTGACAGAGCTTTTGAAGAAGAAGTTATGTTGTCAGGTTTTGCAAACGCATCAGTTAAACCAGAAGGACAAGGGGTAACTTATGACGATGCACAAGAAACTTTCACAGCAAGATACACTAACGAGACAATTGCTCTCGCTTTTGCAATCACTGAGGAAGCTATTGAAGATAACCTGTATGACAAACTTGCTTCTCGTTACACAAAAGCACTAGCAAGATCGATGGCAAATACTAAACAAGTGAAAGCTGTTTATCCTTTAATTCAAGGATTACCTTCTACGGATAACTTTGATTCAGGAGATTCAAAATCCTTGTTTACAACTAATCACCCAACGCTAGCAGGAGTATTTTCAAATACTCTTACTACGCAAGCAGACTTAAACGAAACATCGTTAGAGCAAGCGTTAATTGATATCGCTGCAATGACAGATGAAAGAGGTTTAAAGATTGCTGCAAAAGGTGTGAAGATGATTGTCCCATCTGCTAATCAGTTCACTGCTGAGAGATTGATGAAATCTCAAGGTAGAACTGGAACTGCTGATAACGATATCAATTCAATCAAATCTATGGGTATGATTCCTCAAGGTTATAGAGTGAACAACTACCTTACAGATACTGATTCTTGGTATATTATTACAGATGTACCGAATGGTATGAAACACTTTGACAGAGCTCCTCTTACTACTAAGATGGAAGGGGACTTTGACACTGGCAACGTAAGATACAAAGCTAGAGCAAGATACGTTTTTGGCGTATCTGATCCTAGAGGTATTTACGGTGTTGAAGGTGCGTAATACTTAAAGAAAATTAATGGGGCGGCCTCAAAACCGCCCCATTTTGACAATAAAGACAGAAATTACCTATGAAAAACTTCCGAATACAGATTCATGCTTATGGCTATTATGCTGATTTTAATATCACGTGTAATGATACTGCTGAAGCCATAGAAGATTCAATCCTTGACAAACTGGGAAAAAATGAGGTAAAACTGGAGAAAGATGGATTTACTTCTAAACAAGGTAAATGGATAACCTATGAGGAGGTTACAGATGACCGAAGACCTTTACAATACGAAACGGTCCTTGGAGTTAGAGTGGCAAAAGGAACATCAGAAGGACGGCAAGCATAATATCCGGATGATTGAGATTAATCGACAAATTCAGGATGTTATCAAAGAAATCATTGCCCAAGAGTTTGAAGCAGATACTCTTCAAACCAAAGTAAACGAAGCCAGGGCCCAAGTTTCGATAGCCACTTAAGCGCTATCAAAAATCATACATTTCTACAGGGATACCTTGCACTTTTTTTAAAAAAGAGGGTATTAAAAACA